GCCGTAACTCATTGCGTCGAGCAGTCCGGTTTCTGCGATCGCGATCGCTAAGCCCTCCATCGCTGACTGCAACCCCGCTACCTGACCGGATAAACCACCCCCCATGGTTTCTGCCATTTTAGAAGCGCTCCCCTCGGCTGAATCCAGCTTATCTTTAAGCCCTTGTATGGAGGCGGCTCCTTGTCCAACCAAAGCAGCCATCCCTGTGCCTGCCTCTTGCCCAAAGATAGTTAAGATATCAGCCGTTGAAGCGCCAGCTTTTTCTAAGTCGGCAATAATGGCAATCATCGAACGGAGGTTCCCGCTAGAGTCGGTAACGGAAATTCCTAGTTTACTCAAGGTTTCTGTGGTGTCCTTGGTAGGCTTGAGTAGCCGCGATATCGCTCCCCTTAGGGAAGTTCCCGCCATGCTTCCTTGTATCCCCGCATCGGATAGTTTACCAATGATCGCGCTGGTTTCCGTCAATTCCATCTTTGCGGCTTTTGCGATCGGGGCGACATATTTCATCGCCTCCCCAAGTTGGCTGATGTTGGTGTTTGCTGAGGTGGAAGTTTTTGCTAAAACATCGTTCAGCAAATTTATTTGAGACGCCTCCATCCCGTAGCCAGTGAGGATGTTGCTGGAGATGTCTGCCGCTCTTGCTAAATCTAATTGTCCAGCCGTCGCCAAGTCTAAAAGTCCGGGCATGGCGGTCATCACTTCGTTGACCTCAAACCCCGCCATAGCTAAAAAACTCTGAGCATCCCCCGCTTGTTTGGCGCTATAGCGAGTAGTTGTCCCCAACTCCATCGCCTGATCTTTGAGTCTGGCAAAGTCCGCCTCGGTCGCATTTGAGACTGCTTTTAGGCGGTTCATGGAGTCTTCAAAGTCACCCGCGATTTTTCCCACCGCCGCGAAGCCTATCCCAATGGGAGCGGTTGCCATGGCGAGAGATTGCCCCATCCCGGTGACTCTAGCGCCTGCATTCTGGATTCCCTGCAACGCGCCTGTTCCAACTAGCTGCAACCGTTGAAATCCACTGATCGCGCCGCGCACTTCAGCATCTACTCGGATTGTCTCAACGGTTGCCATGTCTTGCTTTTTCTTTTTCTATTTGGGTTTGTTCATCTTGATAGGCAGACCAAAGAACTGACAGCCAGAATATTGCCTCATCAAAATCTCCCCATTCGTTCATATCGTTGATTGTGTATCCGCCCCACTTTAAGAGCCGGATAAGGTCGGGCGGGGAGGGAAGCGCAAAACCTTCCCGCCGCCCTTGAACTTTCCCCCTTTCAGGGTAAGAGTAAACCGCGTGGCACAAGCGGCAACAACTTCAAATCCTATTCCGTCTTGCTGCACTGTGTTCTCAAAATCGTCATCTGTGATGAGTTTTCCGTCTACTAAAAAGCCCATCTTGATAACTTTTTTTAGGGCGGCGCTTAAGTTCCTTTGTGCTTCAGACTGGTATGCTGTTAATAGGCTTGCGCTACCGGAACGAATGGTGATCCGCCGCTCTAGTTGGGTGTTTATTGACTGTTCTGTATTGTTGCTTTCCTCACTTTCCTGGACACTGATTGGCTGTTCTGTATTGTCGCTTTCCTGAACACTGGCATTTACAAAAACAGAAAAATCCGCAGAATCCTCGAATATTTGATCGTCATTGCAAATAATATCCTGCGACATTTTCGACATTGTAAAAGCGTCTCTTTCAAAAGCGCTTAACTCTTTCCAGTCTTGAATTACAGTTTTTCTTACTTCTGAATTTGGACTAAGTATTTCGTTAGGATGCTTAGGTATCCACACCCACGGGAAAAACTGAAAAAACAACCATTTAGATGCGCGATCGCTATTGCCGTCAGTCTCTTTGTGGTAATTAAACTTTAAGTAGTCGTTTCCAACTAACTCTCTGCCAATAAGAATCTTGCCGTTAATTTCGACGGTACTTATAACCCTTGTTTGAGAAGCGTTTTCGATCTCTTTGTAGGGGTCTACCTCCCGCTCAAGCGGTACTGAATCAGGCTTGCCGAATCCCTTTTGCTGGTTTAGATGTTGTATCATTCTATCCATCCTTTCTTAACTGTCCAATGGCGGGTTTTTCTGCCATCATTTAATCTATAGTCGTTAACCTTCATCATAAATCCATAGACGGCGTAGTCGCTACCGTTAAGCTGACCAGGCACAGCCGGACTTTTTACTACAATCCCTTTCATTGTATGAGTGACTTCTATTATTTCTCCTGTGGTTATTTCATTCATCTCCATAGTTACTTGAGCTGTTAGTGGACGCTGACTTTTTTCAGCATCTAGGAAAATGTCGGTTATCTCATAGTTGTAAGTCTCCAATTCCCCGCTAAATTCAGCGGGATTATACCCCTCGATCCTGGTAGTCTTTCCTCGCTGCCCAAAAAATTTCTTTTCGGAAGTTTCTAGCTCTATGATGGACAAGGTAATGGAGGTAATATTACCCTCCACATCAACAGGGTTCCCTTCATAGTCAATAATTGTTAGGAGTTTTTCGTCTCCTTTTGTCTGGAAATATTTCATAATTAACTCCCTATGGATAACTGAACATTAAAGTGGATTCTCTGGGTAACAGAGCCAATAACATACTCTACTTCAAAATACAAATAGTTTTCTTGGTAGTTAGAAAGTTCAGGGATAAAGTTGACCTTAATGTTGTACTTATTTAACCCTTCCCGACAACTTTCCTCAACGTTTCTCCCGTTGGCAACGTTAGCCGCTCGATATAAAAACTTAGCTGCTCGCGATTCCAGAACAGAAGCAATATAATCCCGAAATGGGATAGCGTGCAAAAAGCTAAGTAAACTTTCTTCAGACGGATAAAGAGTGTTTCGAGTCCCCCAAAGTACAAGATCGCTGCTAATTGTTTGATCATCAGGGGCGGTCTGAACACTGTTTATAATGCTAATCCGATTAAGGGTAACAACCCCCGTATCTGTTATCCGCTCATTGTCAGACTCATGATCGGTTGTTGACAATTTCATCGGCTCAATGACCTCAGAAACCCCTAATAACTTTTGCCCTCCTGGACTCATTGATGGATCGTTATGAAATTGCTGGGCAAATGCGCCAACTAGGTGATACTTGAGTGGCTCGACTTGAGCCACGTAATTTTTTTCCGGATCATCCTTATCCTTTACGTGTCCGTAACAGAGGATTAATCTAGAGTTTTTTGTCGCCCATCCCACGTCAGATTCCGCACTACGGGAACTTTCTACATCTGCAACGGTTGCAGTTGGATAATAGTTTTCGACGTAGGTACTATTAACCTCCGTCATCAACTCAGTAAAATCCGTTATCCACTGAATATGAGTGTTGTCAAGAAAAAGGGAATCATTGCAAATTAAGGCGGCGATAGGATTCGCCCCGTAATGAGCAAAAACCGACTTTATCAGGTGCAAGCCCGTCCTCTGTGGTGTTTCCAACCCAATAATTGCCTGGTCATAGTCCGCTATCTCTTCCGGATAAGTTACCCGGCAACAGATAATGCGTTGGCATCCGTAGCGTTGTAAAATGCCTACAGGTAGAGCAAATTCGTTATTAGTTAAATCCTCCCCGAACAGCCTATTTGCCGTGCTTGGCTGATCTATCAACGTTAATTTATTTTCTGGAAAATCTATCGTGGCATTAGGAGCCTGTCCAATTAAAAAAATCGGTACTTTGTTTTTGTTGCCAATATTAGACCAGGCATCCTGTGCCGAAAAATTAAAGCTAATCCCGATGTTTAGTGTATCTGAGTTGTTCATTGTTAATGTTACAGGCATATTAACCAGCCTCCACCTCTGCTATTGCTTCGTCGTTATTTTTAAACAACATCTTTAATATTTCTGGTAAATCCTCCGGTAATGGATCGCGCTTATGTATTCTACTAGAAAAAGAGAATTCTAACTCAGCCTCCCATACTCCCTGACTACTATTTAATTCTGTCAGTTCATACCGCTCAAATGCCAATCTAGAGATTGCCGGACTAGGTAATTTATAGCCTAAAAACCATGATTTAATTAGCTGAGTAACGGCGGTTATAGTACCTTTGACTGAAGTGGTTTTATAACTTCTTTGCTCCAACCGAATAAGTAAGATTAATTTTCTATTTTCATCTTGATAAGGCTTCCCGTCGTTGTATTCTTCTCCAGTAGATGAAGGAAAAGAAATAATGATCGATTCTCTAAATTCTTGCCGTCCAGATAACCCGAATGCGATCTCTGGCAACCCGGATACTTTTACTTTATCTTTTAGTGGTTCCGCTAGCGGCTCTAAACGTTCCCGCAAATCGGCTTCCCAGGCGTATTCGCTGATCACTTCATCTGTCATCGTCCCCGTCCTCTAATGTAACCCCTAATCACCTTTACGGCATAGTCAAGAATTTTTTGATTTAAGCCGATCAGTTTCCGCTGAGGCATTTTGCTAGTACCTTTTTGGTGATATTGAGCGTAGGGAATAACTACCCTAATCTCAGCGAATTTATCAGTGTAAATTATCCTGATAGTCGTCCACATTTTGCCCGTAGCGGTTAATATTCTGTCGGGGTATCCCCTTAACCGCTTATACCTCAAGGTGGACGGGGCAAGTGCCGCCCACTTCTTACCATCTGGATCAACTTCCTGGATTGATCTCTGTATGAGATCATCGCGCATAAAATAAGCCACCCCCCTAAAAGGTGGTTGCAAGTTGCGAAACTTTCTAAGATTCCCACCTACCATATCCTTCAACTGTCTGCCATCGGTCTGAACTGAAATCATGCGATTTTAAATGAGTTCCTGTAGCTGATTTCCATTAATGTTGCAGGTAGTTCCTGTCCGATTAAAGGCGTTATTATTGGGTGCGTTGAGCTTCTGAGTATTCCACCGTCAAGCCTTATCGTTATTTCCTGTTTTTGGAGATTGCCATTTTCATCTAGATAAGTTTCAGGCTCCCGCTTTTTGTTTAGGTAAACCAAAGTCCCGTGATTACCAGGAAATAGGTAATGCGGTAGGGTTTTCTGCTCGATGTCATTATCTACCGCTAAAATGGTAAGTTTTGCCGCGCCAGTAAACCTGTCACCGTAGTGGGATTGGGTAGGGCTTCCGCTACCAGCATCCGCAGTAACGTTTACTCTGAGCGTGACAATCTCGCCCGTCACACGAATGGTTCCGGTTTCGCTTTCTTGCCCGTCAGCGCCGCTCCTAGTGAACGTTGCTATTGCTTGCTGAAATATTCCAGGTAGATCTAAAGGGGATTTAGGCATTGCTACTTTTCCGCTTGGTTTGCTTAGGCTCAGCATCAAGATTAGATACAAGAGCAGTCAGTTGAATTAGTCTTTCTTTTGCAGCATTTTTTACTGCTTCTGAAGTAGACGGCGATCCAATTACATCGCTTAAATACTTGTAATCTGTCACGTCGCGAATAACACCATCAATAATGGTGCTATCGTCATAACCTAGTAACTCTTCTATAGAAATCAAGCTCCAAAGTGGAGACCTTAGATATTCTTTGCTTATGCAATCAGAATAAGCTTTTTGTTTTAGGAGTTGCTGATGTAACTCAGGCGAGATATTAGCAGTTTCGTTGTGTCGAAAAGAGATAAAATTGCCCCCATCTACAGGGAACTCTAAATGGCATTTATGAGGATGCTCGTTCGTTAGTAACATGGCTTAAGTATTTGGGTAGTCGATTGCTAATTCTAGTCCTTCGTGTTCTACTATTAACTCGCTGGTAGCAGCGTAATAGATCTGGGATTCGCGAATACTAGACCCATCAATTGGTAGCCTATCGAGCGGGTGAGCGCATCGCCCGATTTGGGGCTGTCGTGTCCCAAGCTCATCAGGACTCAGGGGGAGATCGCATTGGATAATAATTCGGTTTTTGTTGGTTCCCGGTTCATGTATTTTGAGTTTTTCTAGCCAGAAACTATTAAGCTCTAGGATTGGATGGATTGACTTTAGGTAGGTTGGCGATTCTGGCATGAGTTGCCGCTGTAACCGCGACGCCACCGTTTCTACCCCTCCAACTCTGGTTTCAGGAGACGCGAATATCGGCTCCTCCAAAGCGGGAACCATGGATTCTGGAATCAATACCCGGATATTTTCGGGTCTAATCAGCCCGTCCATTCGGAACCGATTGATGTAGCGAATTATTTTGCGCCACAACGCGATGCCCTCTAACTGGTTTAGCGAATCAGGTTCTTGGATTACAGGCATTCCCACGGCGCGAAATAGCCCATTAAATATTAATTCTCCTGTGGCTGTGCCGTCGCTTGTTTTCCCCGCCAAAATCAAATCGTGCAGGTACGTTTTAATAGCCGTGTTTGCAATAACAGCGCTAAATTGCTGCCAATTTCTTGCTGGGAATATAGGGTGTTTAGCAGCAAATCGGTGCTGCTTTGTTTCAAACCAGTCTCGCTGAGTAAGAAATGCAACAACAGTTGTATTGAATGCCATCCCGCTGATAGTCCAGTCCCCAACGGGTAAATCCATCGAAGATCTGTGCCATTCGACAGCCTCCCCGCCACCCTCAATAAAGGTTGAGATAATCGAGCTTGCGCCAATTTCTAGGGTATTGTCGATTTTATGAAGCGCTCCTGCGCCGTTAACCGCCCACCATTTCCGGTTAATATTAGAAACTAACCCCGGTCTAAATTGGGATGTTTCTAAATTTGTGTAGTGGCTATTTCGCCCTTGTCCAAATTCAATAATATTTTGTGGCATTTAAACCTCTTTTAGCTGTGGAACTCTGTACCAAGAGAAAAGTTCATAGGTATCAAATACACGTCCGCACCACCTACTTGAAATGGCAATTTTTGCGCGTTTTTTGAATTTTGTGACCCCAAGAATTGACTGTTTGAAAGAATCCAGTCCCCTGTTTGTATCCGAGGATCGCCAGTCGCTGTTAGCATCTCTTGTATTTCTGTGGGGTGGAGGGCAACACTAAACACCACAGGGACTCCTAGCAACTGACTCTTGTTTGCCGTCAGATCCTCTGCCGTCAGACCAGAGACAATGCTGTATACATCTCCCCGAATCAATACATCTAAGCGTGCTGGCTGTTGATTTGGATTCGCTACCGGGTCATAAGCGGGAACAGACCACCGCTTTAAATAGCCGTCTAAATCATCAAGTTGCTGGTTGTTGTTGATGACATCTAACTCGCTCCCCATGCTTCCCAACTCAGAAGGAATGGCTATCCCCATAACTCTTGAGTTATTATCAGCTCCTACAATGGGCGACACGCAAATTAAGTCCGGATTGTTGGCGGCAAAAGCCTTATCCTCGCTCGAATGAGCAAGCGTAACGGGAGAACCATACCAGATAGGCTTAGGAGAGGCATTGACAAAACCGCCCCCAAAGTGCGCCTTAACATCCCAAGTCCTGCCCGTTGCTCTAGCTCCGGGATAAACGACTCGCTTATTATCAACATCGAATTTAGGTAATCTAATCATATTGGGTCTAAACTTTACTTACAAAATGACCGTTAGCCGTGCCGTCTTTTATTGTCGCTAGCCGCGCTCGCTCCCATTGGATGTCATCAGAAGCATCGATATTCATCATTTCGTCACGCGGATCAGTTGATGTCTTAGTTTCTCCAGCAAACATATTAAACTGCTGGTCAGTTTTGTCAATGGCATCCTGCCTTGCTTGATCAGAATTAGTGTTAGAAGTAGCGGCGGGTTGTCTACCAGCATTTAATGTGGATGGTTTCACCCGTCGCCAAAGGGTCATCGCTTTTGCGCTGTCATAAACAACCTGATCAGAGTCGGTTGAATCTGCTCTAAACTCTTCATCTTTAACTCGATCGGCATCTTCCCTAGGAGGGTTGTAAATCTCGTTTAGGTAAATACTTAATAACTCTGGCGATGTACGCTCATACAATTTTTTTGTGTTGGAATCGAGTTTGATATTTCTCTTATTTAGCAAAGGCTCTAGCTCTGACAAAATGGCAAGCCTGTCAGCTACTTCCTGATTAATTTGAGCGGTAATTTGGGCGCTGTCAATATTGGGAGTGGACGCAGCTTGCTCTTTGAGTGCCTTGTTCTCATCCTCTAATTCTTGCGCTTGCTCCTCAACCCCGTCTAGGTCACTACGAACAGTTGCAAGTTCAGCCTCTAAAGTCTGAACTTGTTCGGTTAAAGCATTATTATCAGCCCTCAGCTTCCCGTTTTCCGTGTAGTAGGTATCGTGCCTATCTCGCAATCCAACCAAGGCGTTCTGTTGGTCTTTTCTCAATCCCCCTACTGGAATAGAGTAGGTTATGCCATTTGTGTGTTCGACGGCTAGCGAAACCGCGTCAGAATTAATTTGATCATCCATTGTTTTAGTCGATTTATAAATATCTGGACGGCTAAAAAGCCACAGTTTTGTCTCTAGTACAGGCTCGGATACTTGCACGACATTACTGTCAAAGCGCATCCCGATGTCATCACCGCCACGTCCTTCCCCACGGCACAACGGAAAAGCGTAGTGATCGTTGATTGAGCGTATCTGTTCTTGATGGTCTTGGCGCTGAATCAAACGTTTTACTGTATAGCAGGGGCTTCCTTGGGGGGCTTTTCCCGCTTCGATCGTCTGATCCATCAGCTTGACGGCACGGGCATCATCAACACTTGCCATAAAGACCAAGGTGTCATCTGCCACATCCCGCTTAAACCGGGAGTCCAAATGTCCAACCAACAACCCGTCCTGATTGCCGTTGTACTTTCCCGATGGCGGGTGGTACAAGCAAACAGGAGATCCCTTGCAAGAATCAATGTAATCCCGGTTGAACAAACCCTCCTCTGAGACTTTCTCAACACGAGTTGAAAATTGACCATCTTGATTTACGGACGAATATTTCAACCCTAGTCCGACCTTTCCAATCACGACCGGGACAAAATATCTTCCGGTAAGGCTTTTGTAAGCCGCCATATTTAAATCAAATGAATCAATCCGCAACATAT